GCGCCCAGGGCCGCGCCGGCCGTGACCGTTGCCACCGCAATGCTGTTTATGGTCTGCACTGTGGCGACGCCGGAGCTCCAGGCGACATCGCCATGATCGGCATCCGCCATTTCAGCGGCGGCCACGGTATCCGCGTCGAGCGCAGCTACGCCGGCGGTGATTGTGAAGTCGCCATAATCGCCGTCGGCCACCAGTGCGGCCGGCGTGATGAAGCGCCAGACCTTGTACGGTCCGGCCGAGGGAACTTCGGTCACCGTATAATCAACCGCAAAAACGGCCGTCGCCAGAAGTATTGCGCAAAGAATTATTTTTTTCATGTTTTTCTCCAGCCGCCCCGGCGGTGAAGCCGGGGCGTTGGTTTATTTATAGGTGATATTCAGATTGACGTTGGTGATCGTCGTGCTGATCTTCCATTTCTCACCGTCCTTCAGCGTCACCGGAATGAGCGTCAGGGCGTCGCTGTAGACTTCATTGCTTACCGAATCGCTGCCGATCCTGTAAGTGATGCCATCCGCCAGAATCACATCAAAGTAGATCGTGTTCGTGCTGGCGGCGTCATAGGTGATCAGCACCGTTCCCATCGTGGACGAGGCGGCGGCGTTGGTGATCGTGAGGCTGGTGCCGTAATCGGCCATGTCAACCGTGCGCGGGGCCGTGGCGGCGGAAGCGCCGCAGACGATCAGCGCGGAAAGAATCATTAGGCTGAATAATTTTTTCATAATTTTTTCTGTTTGTTTTAAAAGCCGCCCCGCTTACCAGGCGGGGCGTTGGTTTACTCCACAACAACCGCGGCAGGATCCACATCCTTGGCGATGGCGAAGTATTTCGGACTTTCCGCGGCGAAGCCGATGAAGCTCGCTGCCGTGACGACCAGCTGCCCGGTGGCTGCTTTGGTGACGTTATCGCGGATCAGGTCCACGCCGCCCCAATCGCCCATCCAGAGGCGCGGGAAGGAGCCGTGAATGATTGCGCTCAGATCCTCGTCATCGCCGAGATCTGCCGGCACGAGCGAAGTCGTCAGCGAGCGACGGTTCAGAATGCGGCCTTCGCCGTTTTCTTTTTCCGTGTGGATGAACAATCCGGAGCCGGCGTCCACTTTAGTTTCTGCCAGAATGCCTTCGACGTCCGGGTTGATCAAGAACGATCCCATGGATTCGTCGGCGTTTTCCTTCTGAATCTTCGTCAGGAACTGGCGCATGATCGAGCGGCTCAAAACTGCGCCGTTCGTGGTGACCTCGTTGGTGCCAACCAGAGCCAGCAGGAATTCGATGCCCTTGGCGTTCCAACGCCGGGCAATGCGGCTCAGCACGATGTTCGACAACACACTGTCGATCTGCGGGCTGGACTGCCGGAGAAGCTGCGAACTGAACACACAGGCCGCAGGAATACGGGTCGGGCTGAGCGTGCGCTGCGCGAACACGACATCGACAGCGGTGTCCAATTCCACTTCCGTGCGGTCAACCGCTTCGCCTTCGTCATCAACGGCCGGCAGGGTCAGGTTATTGACCAGTCCGGAGAGCTGTGTGACACCCAGCTGGGCCATCCACAAGCGCGGGTTCAGCGCGCTGATCAGGCCCATGTTTTCGGTGGCGACAATGAATTTTCCGTCCGCATTGGTGGTTGCATTCTGGCCGGCGCGGGTCAGCATTGCGGCGCGGCGTGCGATTTCTCCAATGGCCATGGCGGGAATGTAGCCGCCGCCGACATCCATGCCGCGCGCATTGGCTTCGCGCTGGCCTTCCTGCTGCACTTCGGCTTCGGCACCGGACAGGCGAGCGCCATCAACCGCGCCGAGAAGGAACTTGCGCAGGCTGAAGCCTTCGAGCAATTTCTTTTCATCAGATCCGCGAGCACGCTGCGGCGCGGCGACCGAATATTTCGCCAGCACTTCTGTGGTGAAATCTTTGGCACTGCGGCTGGCGGTGATCGCCGCTTCGGCTTCTTCGATCATGCCGTGGGCTTTGCCCATGGCGCGGATTTCGGACTGGCGGGTCTGTTCAGCCTTGAAACCGGCTTCGGCTTTGCGTTCGCCGGCTGCGGTTGCGGCGGCGAGTTCGGCGGAGCGGACCGCTTCTTCAGAAGCGTCTTCGTGCAGGCCCATAGCCACAGCACGTTCTTTGAGAGTTTTCATTTTTTCATTCTCCGTTAGGATGAGGGTTGGGGTGGGTTCGCTGTCACCGCGGCCGACTCCGACCGTCCGGTCGGCAGGCATGGAGACCAGCGAGATTTCGATCGGCTCCCAGTCAGTCACACGGTAAGTGTCCGGCTTGCCGTCTTCCTTCTTGATGAGCTTCATTTCGTGTACGCGGTAGCCCACGGACACATTGGACCGGATGCGGTCGATGACATCCTGCCTGATCTCCTGAGCCAGCGCGCCTTTCCCAAAGCGCACCACGGCCGTTGCGCGGCCGCTCTCAAGATTCACAGATTCAATGACGCCGATCAGCTGATCGGCATCGTGCTGGTTGAGCAGCGGGGCGCTGCCGCCTTTGAGCCAGTCGAGGCGCACTTCGCCTTTTTTATGGCCGAGGATCTCCATGCCGAACCAGCGTTCGTAGGGTTCCTCAGAGCTGAATGACAGTTCAAAGCGGTATTCCGGGGCTTCGCCGTCGGCCCGCGTTTCGTTAGTGATGACAGGCGTGAGAACCGCGGCGCGGTCCATCTTGCCGCCCTGTTTTTTCAGCTCGTCCAGAATGGTTTCGATCTTCTTTTTCATGGCATCTATCCTGTCGGCTTTTCGGGGTTATTTGTCGGGGCTGGCCGGCGGCGGTTCGTCGCCGGTGTTGATGTTGAGTTGCGGGAGATCGAGCAGCAGCGCGACGCCAAGCGATTCGGCCAGGGCGTAGTTTTCGGCCAGCTCTTCGAGCGTTTCGTTAAAGTCGCCGCCCATGTCGTCGCATACTTCGGTGAAGGATTTAGTGCCGGCTTTCAGGTGCATGATAGCCGCGGCGGCATCCTTGACCGGATCCTGCGACTTCCAGCCGCGCGGCCGCCAGGCGCAGGATAGAAACTTGTCTTTTTTGGACAGCGGCAGCGCCACCGCCTGGGTGGTGAGGACCATCAGCAGCCAGTCCGGATAGAACTGGTCGCAGAAGTGTTCGATCAGGAAATTCTGCAGGCAGCGCCAGACATCCTGGTCGCCGAGCATCGCCAGCCGCCCGCCGGAATAACTGACGCCCGACAGGTCGCCGGACAGCGCCAGATACGAAACGCCCAGGCCGGCCGCAATGCCGTGGATGATCGTCTTGGTGAACTCTTCAAAATTGGCCGGCGGATAGCCGGGGTCGAACGCTTTGAAGTCAATAAACCCATCTTCCAGCTCTTCGATCATTCCTGGTTCAGCTTCGAAGCTCTGCGGGGCGGCTGGCGTGCCGTCGGCGTTTTCGTTGGGAGGAGTTCCTTCATAGTTCGGGTCGCGGATCTTATATCCCATCTTGCAGGCAGCGACGCGCGCGCCGGTGACGACCGCATCCATGAACCCGTCGAGCATCTTTTTGCGCAGGGCGACCGGCGCCAGCCAGGTCACGCCGCGGGTCTGGCCGGGAGCCTCCTGAATGAACACATGGACAATCTCGGCGGCAGGGATGCGGTTCCAGCCGCGGCGGTTGGTTCCGTAGCCGGTCACAGAGCTTTCGCCGTCGATGAAATGATAGGCCAGCGGCGCTCCGTTGCGGTCGAGTTCCACGCCCATGCGGATCTCGTTTTCCTCGGCCAGCCCGGCGGCGGGTGCTCTGTAAGCGCGGTTGCGCTGCTCGTCGAGCAATTCCGGGTCGAGCGGCTGGAGCGCGAACCCGAAAGCGTTAGGCGCGCCGCGCACCTTGCGGCAGAGAAATTCGCCGTCTACAACCAGACCACGCACCTGTTGGTTTTCGACGTCGGTCAGGGAGAGACGGCGGTCGAGCGTGCACACGCCGGCCTTGGCCCAGGCGTATAAGCCTTCCTCGATGCGGCCGTTCGCCGCCGTATCGAGCACAAACTTTTTCTGCTGCTGGTTCCAATCCCTGGAACGCGCGCGGAACGTGATCCCCGTCGGACCGACAATATTGGTGCAGGCCAGCGAAATGAAGCGGCGAGTGTAGTCATCGTTGCGGGCCAGATCGCGCGCGCGGTTGCGCATCCGCCGCAAGCCGGCGTGGATCGCCTGGTCGGCCGTCAGATCCATTGAGAACCAGTCGGCCGTCAGGCCGCCCAGCTTCGCCATCGCATAATTCCGCTGACGCGGCGCGGAGGCCGGCGAACTTTTCCGAACCCTGGAAACCTCTGCCGCGCGGATGGGATTCAGCGGGCGCTGATGGGCGCGGATTGCCACCGGGCGGCGCACAGGCTCTGTTTTTTTTCCAATCATTGGAAACTCTTTTTTAGGGTTTTCGGTTTATCCGGTGAATTTCACGGTCGAAATGCGGCGACTGCGCTCGCCGCGCGCCACGCGGGCGGCATCCTGCTCGGCGCGTACCGTCCGGCGGAAAGAGGCCAGCGCCTTCTGGACTTCTTCGAGCGACTTGTATTCGACCGACCGGCTACTGCCGGTGCTGACGGACAGGTTGGTATGGGGAGAATCAGCCAGGGTAGATAGCAGCGCTTCGAGCTTTTCGACCATCTTCTGCGCAAAGCTGCGGCCATCGGACGGCGCGGCGGAGTCCGGATTCGGCTCGACGGTGATTTCTCCGCTGTCGATCAGGAAGCGCTCGGTGGTAGACTTGGCGTGGAGGGTCCAGCGGTAGACGCCCGCCGGCCACTTCGCGCTGTCCGCCGCGGAGACCGAAAGGGTGAAAGCCGTCCCGTCGCCGGCGCACGTCAGCGGACCAATCACATTATCTTTGTTGTGCAGGCGATAGACTGCGCTGTATCCATCCGCGGCGGAATAGCCGGGGATGGAGCGCGTCCAGGTGATGGTATCGCCGGCGAAAACCCTGATTGCTTCCATGTCTCAGAGTCTGGCGGCTTTTCGGGGTTCGCCGCCGAAGGCGGCTTTCCAATGGCTGGAAGATTTT